TCTTTTTTTTGGTAGACATTAAATTATCCGTTCTGTACCTAATTATACCTTAAATTCACCCATTTACTGCCAACAAAAGTGCCAACAGATGAAGATAAGTATAGCTAAGAGAAAGGTTAGAGATAAGGACATGTGGTCGCTTACGGTCAGTTACCAAGGAAAAAGGCGAAGGAAATTCTTTAAAAGCCAAGTAGAGGCAAAAATATTTCAGAATGAAAATCTCCTAGATTGGTTGAACGATGTGTCGATGAAAGAGCCAACGGGCGACATGACGATTCTGTCAGTTGCACGGGATCAATACTTAATCGAATACCATAACAATAACTACAACCCAGCTAAGCCAAGGCAGGCGGGTTACATTAGCACCGAGGAGAGAGTTAATAAATTCATAGACTGGTTTGGGGAGGATCGGAAGGTGAGCGAAGTAACCACTCAGGACTGGCATGACTACCTTTCTAACTCTAAATGGGGATTTACGACAAAAAGACAGTACGGTAATGATGTAAAGATGTTCATGGCATGGTGTGGAAAACAAGGATATGGACAGGATAAATCAGATTGGTATTCCACAACAAACAAATCGCTAGTCCTAACCTCCAAGAAAAAGTTTCACAGCTTGCCAGGTATATGCTCGGCTGAAGAGACTGAAGCTTTGCTTAACTCTATCCACGAAAAATACAGACCAACCCTGGCAATTATGTTTTTCACCGGAATCCGTGCTGAGATCGAAATGTCAATATTGCGATATTCAGACATCCAATGGGGCAAGCGAATAGGACTGAAGGCAGAAAGAACAAAGACGGGCCGTGAGCGTTGGATTACTCCGCCGGAAAACTTATGGTCTTGGGTTCCTCGGGGAAAAGGATTTGTTAACCCCGTAAGCTATAGTGCTTTCACTCAAGCTCGTGCATTGGCAAGCACTCGTGCATTTGGATACAAGGAGGGAACAAGTTATCGCAAGGGTTTTACTTATCCTTCAAATGGGGCGAGGCATTCTTTTGGATCGTACGGATATTGGAAAGACTTTGAGTGGGCTCTCGATACGATGGGTCATATGAGTAGTGAGATGTTTCTCAAGAATTATAAGAATGGAAGAGTGGGTAAGGAGGAGTCTGCTGAGTACTTCTCTATTAAAGCATAATATATAAGACGCGCGCGCGAGGAATAACACTTTTAACACTTTTAACACTATATTTTGAGTTCTGATTTTTGACACACGAAGATTCGTGTTGCATTTCCCTGGAAGGTTTTTTACTTATTAAAACATGGAGGATGGGAAAAAAGTAATGAAAGTTAAAGCTGAAGCGTTTGATGCATATGAAAGAGTGCGTCCTATACTTGAGGAATACTTTGATTCTTGGATACTGACTGCACATCGAGCGGGTTGTAAAACTAAAGTAATACTGGCAGACCTAGAAAAAGGTTCTGTCGACATGAAGGGACAACTCGAAAATGCCAAAAAATGGAAAGCAATCCCCGTGGGGGATTCTAGTTAAGTATCCACCAGTTTTTGTAAGGTTATATGCCAAAGAGCGTTCTGGCGCTCGGATGCATAATGCTTTAAGTGACCAAGAGGTTGCTATTCGTGGAAGTTTAGACCTAGATAAAGTACGCAAGATATCCAAGATGACTTCATGGGAAGATGTAACCATCGGAGATGCCCGGAGGTTTTGCATGGGTTGTAATTTTGATCCTTTTGACTACTTGGATCGGAATAGAATAAGTGCGTATTCCCGAAAAGGAACTTATGCGTTTCTTCGCAGGAGTGATCATTGGAACACTACCTTTCTTCCGTTAATCAAAATATTCCAAGATGCCCAGAACGCATAAAATCAAAACAGATGTCCTCGCCCATGCACTCAAAGAACATGACGGTGACTATAATAAAGTAGGTGAGCATTTTGGTGTTCCAGCAAAGCAAATAAGAGAACGAGTATATAAAGACCCACAACTCTATGCTATATGGGTTCCGAATGGCACAAAAGAAATGAAACCAGATGGAATTGATCTTATTGCCAGGGAACAACAGCATGAGGCCGACGATGAAAAAGGAACTAGGCTACTGGAGGCATTAGATAAAAACAGTCGCTATGTTTTTAATAACGAACTGGAAACCATACTTTCGAACCCAAGCAATGTAGAGAAGTTAAAGATATTCGAAGATTTCGACGATTCGATTGGCTTGCTTATGGCAGAGGCTTTGCGGGTAACTCAAAAAGTAAACATAAGGCAGAACATGAGTCTGTTTGAGGTTACGGAGTTACTTAAAGACCAACTCGATGTTAATGATATGGATCCCGAAGAAAGGATTTTACAGACCAGACTTTTCCTACAAGCCACCGAGCAACAAGGCAAGTTCTACGACCGACTACTCAAGGGACTGGAGTTCCAACTAAAACTTGCAAATGATAACGACAAAAGAGAGACCAAGAAAAAGCCAGGTTTTAGACCTCTAAAGGAACTTAAAGATGCCGAGGAAAAAGAAACCTAAAGTAGATCACAAACTCCTAATAGAAAAATTTGCCCCCGTCGATCAAGAAGATGTTGAGGAGGATTTGACTCCATGGGAGCCTTCTCTGACCAAAACCCAAAAGTTGATATTTGATGATCCATCTAATTACATCTTGGCATACGGAGAGCGGGGATCAGGGAAGACATATTCTCTTGGTGGACATAAACTAGTCAGACATTGCTATGAAAATTTTAATGCTCTTGCACTAATAATTGTTGGTGTCAGATCACAGGCAACGATGGGTGGTGTATGGCATAAACTACAAGTCGAAATCCTTCCTGAGTGGGTAGAAGGAATTGGGTTGATTCATACTGACGAGAGACAAGATACTCAAAAGAACCTATACATGGATATCCAGAATAGGTTTGGAGGGTATTCACGGGTATGCCTTATCTCCGTACCATATGGTTCATTTATTAAAGACAGGATTAAGGGATTTGAGCCAAGTCTTGTATTTGTAGATGAGTTAACCAACCTTGATACGAATGATTATTTCAATGCAGTTGTTCAGCAGTTAGGTCGAAGGCAAGGTATCCACGGCCCACAACAATACCTGGCGGCATGCAATCCTGACGGCCCGAGCCATTGGGTGTACAAGAGGTTCTTCGAAGATCCATATGATGAGGCGGGGAACTGGAACAAGGACTATGCAGTTTATCATGTAAAAATTGAGGACAATATAGAACACTTACCGGATGGATATTATGACCGAATCCAAGAGGCTGTTAAGTCCGATCCGATCGAGGAGGCTCGAATGGTTAGGGGTGAGTGGATTGATCGCCCGGCTGGGAATGCAATATTTGGCCCTTACTTTAGTAAACCCTTGCATGTCCGTGGGGATGCTAAAAAAGGAATTAAGCCAAACAAGAATTTCCCCATAACAATAGGGTGGGACCCTGGTTCAGTTAATAACGCATGTATATTCATGCAGTCATTACCTGGTAGTGATCGTACGATATGGACGGTCTTTGACGAATTGGTAACCATAAACAAAAAACTACCCTACACCACATTTGTACCTTTGTTGATGCGAAAAATGGCGTATTGGAACAGGATGTGTGATCACAAGTTTAAGTATATCCATGTAAGTGATAACTCGGCATTCAATCAGTATCGTGCAAAAAGCGGTTCATACGATGTTAGGGATATTGAGGAAATATCCAGAGGTAAGGCAGAGACATTTAAGCTTGAGCCTATACGCATGAGGGCTGCTCCTAAATTCAACGGATCAGTTGAATCAAGGGTTCGAATCACCATAGCTAAATTATCCGGTGAGGAGTTCTTGATATCCGCTCAATGCACCGCAATATTAAAAATGTTCCAAAACCTAATTAGCGAAAAGCCTGGAAAAATATACGACCCCAATATCGCCTTTAAACCTAAAAGAAGTGTCTATGTTCACCCGTTTGACGCTATGTCGTATGTCTTGCTTTACTATAACGCTAACCACATGGAGTCGGAGCCAGTTAAGACTAGCGAGATTATAGATATTGGGTCTTGACTTTTTGTAACACTAAAACATAAGTTACTTTTATTATGCAAATGGAATCACTCGTTAACTTTGACCTAGGAATGTACCCTGATATCGCTGACATGCTGGAAGATGTCAAAGCCGGTGACAAAATTAAGCTCTACGGATGCTTTGTGGTGAAAGAATTGAGCGATAAAAAGATGACAGCGACATTCGATGACTCAGAGTCGGATATTTCAATTAAGCTCAAGGAAGATGAATCCGAAGCCGAAGACGAAACAGATTCAGACACAGAAACACCCGAGACAGAAGAAGCTTCCGGGTGAATCTGAGTATTCCACATCAGCATCGATTCTCATGGATGCGCATTATGAGCGTATCAGAATTAAGCATAGATGGGATAAACCAAGGGTAGATAGGTTATGTGGTTTCTTAAGAATGAACTACGGAGAACTGGCAAGCCTTCTCCATATGGCACATGGGGAGTTCAAGAGGAGGGTATTATCCCCAAAGCAACTTCCAGGACCATTATGCCTTCTTCTAACCATAATGGAGCATAGATATTTACATAATTACACGAAGGACACCATAGCTAACCCTTTTAATTTTACCGATGGTCAATAAGGATATACTTAGAGAAAACGGATGCACGCAAGAGCGTCTTCGTGAAATATTTACAGCAACGAAAGGCAAGGATCTTGAGACAAGAGAAAGATTCCAAGATATAGTTCAATCTAGAATACTGGAGGGAATACGATCTTGTGCATCACATTCTAAACTTTATATGAGTGTGGATATGGCATGGGACTCAGTTCCGATCAATAAATCAACCATGCCTTTATTGCAGTATGCACAAGGTAAGATCGATATTGAGTCATGCCACGACAAACTCCAAGACCTTGGCGTTGCAAGTAAGTTTGCAGAGTATGATGACGAGGGTAACTTAAAAAGTATTAATGCCCTTAACTTGTATGAGGTTTCAGTTAATATAATCCGGTCTTATGTGACCCGCCGTGTCGCCGCACAGGCTAGTAGATTCTGCAATCTATTCCCGTATTTCAAGTATGAGCCAAGGAGTACTCAGTTGGTTGATAAGTTGCGAGGAGATGTTTTGAGCCAGCGTGTGGAGATCATGGCAGAGCAATTTGGGTATAGGCATCAGTTCGAGCAGATCATTAGGCAAATGTTCATGTACGGACATAGCTTGGCTTTTCCAGAAACCTCGTGGATTGAAGATATTCAATGGAGGTATTCCAATGACTCTATAACCGGAGAGAAGACAAAAGAGTCCTATGCCGAGCGTTCAGGTGTGCATTTTGTAACTCCCCATCCAACTAGGGTGATAAGGGACTCATCCAAACCACTCCATGATGTAAATAATAACCAGGGTCCCGAGTGGATCGGATACTGGGATATTGTTCGGTACGGAGACATTCAGGGGAATCCTGCTACATGGAACTCTGACAAGATTAGTTTCACCAATAGCCTTTCTTCTATATACAATACTTACGCAGACTTCTTTGGATTCTATTTTAAGGATAGCTTAACCTTTCCGAGGGTAGGGGATACCTTTGCTATGCAGAATGAGCGAGTAGCTCAGGTCGGACTTTATGCGGCCGAAGATGAAGACAAGGGAATGTTCATCACTCAAATGCACATGCGAGTTAACCCTAAAAGGGATGGACTCGGGGAATATCCCCACGAGGTATGGCTCAAGCTAACTGTAGCAAGTGACGAAACTGTTTTATACGCAGAGTATCTTCCATCAATGCCAGCAGTTTATGGTGGTATAAATGAGAATGATGATCGCATGGCGAATATATCAGTTGCTCACGAAATCATGCCTTACCAGGATCAGTTGACTAATATTCTGACCTCCATGCTCGAGCAGATGAAAATGTCGATGTTTAAAATCTTTGCCATCGATCAAGATGCCCTAGATGACGATGTTAAGGAGTACATTAAGACGGCACTGGCAGACGATAGTTTCTACGCTAAGCCGAAAGCTTTATTCTACTCAGGTCAAAAAGCGGCCGATCTAGGAATAAACAACCATGACTTCATTAAGGTAGTGGATGTCCAAAAAGAACTTTCCGCTGGAATTAACCAGTCAATCCAAGCAATCCTCCAGTTGCTTAATCTCGTTGAGCGTTTGCTGATCCTTTCTCCACAAGAGTTAGGACAGCCCGCTCCTCGGGAGATTTCTGCAACCGAGGTATCAGAGATTAGTAATACCACAAATGCTATCTATTCCTTTATATCCGAGGGAGTAGATGACATGAGGTCAGCAATGAAGAAGGTTATATATGAGCATCTTGTAACATGCTCTTCCGACTCTTTCGTTGTTCCAATTAAAGGAAGATATTCTGAAAAGATAATTAGGGAAGCTGGTTTTGAGGTGGAAACATCCGGCGATCCTGCGGCTGCAAAACGAAATGTAATAGGCAATCCTGACAACCTGGTGTACGAGTGGTTATTTAGCAGTCGAGACGGAGCAGAAAGAGCAAGAGATACGCAATCCGCTCAAGTGCTTGGTCAGTTAATGATGCAACTATTGCAAGTACCGGACATGCCTCAAGCATTAGGAAAAGAAAGAATTTTCGAGATGTTTAATGAGATATTCCGTATGTCAGGAGCACATGACTTAAAGCTAGAGGTCGATGAAGTAGATCAAGAACAGGAACTATCTAATGTAGGTAACGAGCAGTTTATTACTCAACTTAAAGAACAATGGCCTCAAGTCATGGAGTTCTTGCAATCTTTATTGCAGGAAAAACAGGCTCAGGCTCAACAACAACAAGGCGAACCTGGAGCACCACCTATGGAAGGTGAGCAACAACCACAAACCTCCCCTGAGCAACAAGTACAATTATGAGCGAAGAAGTAATCGAAGAAACCGAAACCGTAGAGGAAGTCGAGCAAGCCGAGGAGTCAAATCCTCTTTATAAGACATTATTCGATGTTGCAGAGGAAGCTACTCAGGATGTCGCGGCTGAGGAAGAAAATCTTGGTAGTGCCATTACTTTAAATGACGCGGTTCGTGACCTCGATAAAGAGCCAGATCCTGTACGAGAAGTTGTACAAGAAGAAGTGGAGCCAGAACCTGTAAAAGCTGAGCCTAAAAAGAAGAAACTTAGAAAGGTTGTTGATCCCGATATACCCGAAGATGTAGCTAAACAGCCAGCGTTCCAGCACCATGTCGAAGAGGATCTGCTCGTATCCGATGAAGATAAGGAGTTCATGGAGGATTTAATTCCGGACGAAAAGGTTGTCTTTGAGAAAATCCTATATGCCGACAAGAAACTAGGGGGCGAATACACTGGTTCTGCTAAGAAGTTCAAGACCTACATTAAGAAGAATAAGGAGTATTTGGGTAAGAAAATGAAGGAGGATGATTTTTACGATCCTTCCCAGGACGAAGAATACAAGACATTCATTGCTACAAATAAACCTGAGTTCTCACGGGCTGACGAAGATAAGGTTCACCGGGAGATGATTCTTGAAGAGGCAGATAAGAGAACTGCCAAGAAAACATCTCAGCAGATAAGCGAACTTGAGAAGAAGATTCAGAAGTATGAAGTCCAGCCAAAGGTTGAGGCCGCTAAAGCCAGCTTTAGGCAGGTCGCTCAAAATACAGTAATCCCTGAGGAATACAGAAAGGCATTGTCGGAAGGTGGTGCGGAAGCAATTCAGAAACTTGCCGAAGATAATCCCTTTGAGTATCAAATACTTGAAAACTTCTCTCAGCAGTTACTCACTTATAGCGATGCCCTCACGGACATCTTCCTTGATCCTAGTGTAAGTCTCGACATCGAAAATAATCAAATCCACAAGGATTTAAATCAATGGCTCGAAAAAGAACAGGAAAACTTTATCCAATCAGGACAAACCGAGCAGGATGGTAAGCTATTTATGCGTAGGGAGAGGTATTATCAAATACCGGAGAATAAGCGATCCGAGTATTACACCTGGAGTGATAATGACTTAATGAAGATACTCGCCCTTAGATACCAGGACTTAGTTGCTAATGCCATCCAGGAGCAAAGATCACAACTTGAAAAAGCTGGATACGCAAAGCAAGGAGTATCGGAAACGCCTAGGCAACAAGCACCTACACAAAGAGCACCAACACCAAAGCCTCCAGTTGTACCTACTACAGCAAGGCAAGGAACAACTGTTGCCCAACCTAAAGCTAAAGCGTCTACTCCAAACTCTGCACTACTAGGTGCGTTGGGTTTGTAGATCCAAAAACATAGTTTTAGGTTATTGTGAAAGAGTTCAGTTAAACATCAAAAACCAAGAAAAACACTCTTTTTTCTACGATTTATAGACTTAGCCATTTTATAAGTTAATTTAAGATTGTAACACGAATTATCGTATAACAATCAATTAACAAATTATGGCAGCAACGAACTCATCTCACTTAGCAGATCCGCAAGCGGTCTCAAATAGTACTCTCATTAAGGACGCCGGAGTCGCTCGTATCATTAAGTGCGACGATTCTACCGGTTGTACTCTTACTAACGCATCCATCAAGGGTTTGACCCCTGGTGAATTTGAAGCACTTTCCAATAAGGAAATTGACTTGGCTCGTGTTATCGCGGGATCAGCAGAAGCAAAGATGCTCGGTGTACAAGAGAGAGGACTCGTTGCCTTACTTAATAGCTCGATTACTAATATCAAGCCATTGATCAATAAGGTAAATATTTCTGAGCAATCAATTATTCTTCCTTACATTCAACGCAGACAGCGTTCTTTAATTAACAGCGGATACTTCGCTATAGAAGCCGGGCAGATCGCAGATGGCAATTCGCCAATCGACGGTGCTTATACTCGGGCAGGCGGAGACTTTGAGGTCACTGTTAACCTTGGTGCATCAGACTGGGCTTCCCCAATCGATCACATCGAGCGTTACTTCCTTACTAGTGGATTCGTAGCAGTTAATCATTGGGATTCCGGAAACGATCCTGTTGAGGTTCAGTTCAAAATCATTGGAGCCGCTAATGCAACTGCTGGTGGAATATCCAAAGCCAAAGTAGTTCTTCGCCCAATGGGTAAGCAGATTGCCGCCGCTGGATACACCGATGTTGAGTGGGGTGCACTTAGTGCTGACTTCCGCGCTCAGTATGGCCCGGTTGCTGGTGTTGTTCAAACGATCGCCAACAATGTTAACGATTTCGAAGAGTGGTGCAGAAATCAACCCACCGACTTGAGCGTAAAGCTTATCGTCAACTGGTTGCAAACCACCCGTGAATCTCGCACCGTGGATCAGTCCTATCGTGAGACTCTTGGTAAAATC